GAAGCTGGGGGTCACGCAGGACTATGTGCAGCGGTTCTTGGACTGGGAGGACAACATTGCGGCGATGCAGGAGATTCCACACACTTGCACCTCACAGGAACTTCTTATCCATTGTGTAGCCGCGAAGAAGATCATTGACATCTACCGAGCTACGGCGCATCCTGTCGTTGGCTTCTGGGAGTTGTGCGATGCGCTGATTCTGCGCTCGCTGGCCGAGGGCGTCGAGTACCAGCACAAGTGCCTTCTGTTCCGCAAGCACGAGATCGTGCTGCCCAACGGGATGAGCATCCGCTACGAGAACCTGCGCCGCGTCAAGGACGAACGCGGCCGGCCGCAGTGGGTCTACGGGAAAGACGCCATCAAGCTGTACGCAGGCAAGATCACGAACAACGTCACACAGGCCACAGCACGCATCGTCATGACCGACGGGATGCTGCGCGTTGCCAAGAGATACCCGGTCGTGGGCACAGTCCACGACGAACAAATCGTTGTGGTTCCTGACGCTGAAGTGCAGGAAGCACGCGAATGGGTTCTCCAGCAGATGACGCTGGAGCCCAGCTATATGCCCGGCATCCCGCTCTCGGCGGAAGTCGGGGCGCATCAACGCTACGGCCTTGCCAAAAACTAGGAGTTCACCATGACACACCAGCTACCTGTTCCCAAAACCATGACCTTCAACGGTCGTCGGTACTATTTCCATGTGCACCGACGAGACCCCCGCTACATCGGCTACTGCGCCAACGGCATCGGCAGCATCGAGCTTTACGAGACAACGCCGAAGGGCGTCAAACTTGACGCAGCCAAGCGCAACGAAGTGCTGTGGCACGAGATCACTCACGCGGTGCTCTACCAGATGCAGCACAGCAAAGCGGCGGCGCTCAACAAAGACGAGCGCTTTGTCACCGAGTTCGCGGCCATTCTCAGCCGCGCCATCGACTCCGCGAGGTTCTGATGCCCAACTGGTCCCACTCATCTCTCAAAGACTACGAAGGTTGCCCTCGCCGGTATCAGTACAAGCGCGTGCTCAAGCTGTACCCTTTCGAAGAAACAGAAGCTACGCGGTACGGCAACGAAGTGCACAGCGCCATCGAGAACTACATCCTCACCCGTGGCAACTTTGACCCCAGCTACGCGGCATTCAAGCCGGCGATTGACGCGATGCTCAACCGACCGGGGCGGGTGTTCGCAGAGCACGAGATGGCGCTGACGGATTTGCTCACGCCCTGCGAGTGGAAGTCTCCCCACGCGTGGGTGCGGGGGATAGCGGACATCCTGATCGTGGACGACGAGAACCTGACCGCCTACGTCGGGGACTGGAAGACGGGGAACAACAAATTCCCCGACCGCGACCAGCTTGTGCTCATGTCGTTGCTGACATTTGCGCACTTCCCGCACGTTCGCGTTGTCAAGTCGGCGCTGATCTTCTTATTGAAGAACAGCATAGTCAAGCACAAGATGACGCGCGAAGAAGTCGATCAAGCGTGGTGGCAGTACCGCGAGCGTTACGCTAAGCTAGCAGCCAGCTACGACAACGACGTATGGAATCCTAAGCAGTCGGCGCTTTGCCCGTGGTGTCCGGTCAAAGTCTGTGAACATCACCCCGATCACTAAGGAGCAGTCATGCCTGAACAACGCGATTGGAAACACAAGTACCAGCTACAGAAAGCCAGCGGCGAGACCAAGGATCAGATCGAGCGCCAACGCGCGCGGCGCGCGTATGACAAGGCGGGCATCAACCGCGACGGTAAAGACATCGACCATGTCAAGCCCCTGCGCGCAGGGGGCAAGAGCACGATGGGCAACACGCGGCTGCGCGCGCGCCGCGCCAACCGCTCCGACAACGGTCGGTGATATGCAGATCATCGACAACCGCGCCGTCTTGCTGAAGACGCGCAATCCAGAGCGCTACACGGTCATCCCGCGCTCGCGCGTCGTTGCCGAGCTACCCGGCGGAGGCTTTGAGGTGGCCGTGCACTGGGGGCTCGACGAGGTGCGCGTGCTGCGCAATCTCGGCGTCAAGAGCGTACCCTCCCCAATCCTCGGGCGTTACGACTGGCCGGGGCGCTATCGCCCGATGCAGCATCAACGTGAGACCGCGTCATTCCTGACAGTCCACCGAAAGGCGTTCTGCTTCAACGAGCAGGGCACGGGCAAGACGCTGTCGGCGCTGTGGGCAGCAGACTATTTGATGCAGCGTGGCGAGGTACGGCGCGTGCTGATCATCTGCCCCATGTCCATCATGCATACCGCATGGCTAGCGGATATTGGCAACAGCATCATCCATCGCAGCGCCATCGTCGCTCACCACAAGAAAGCTGAGCGCCGTATCGAGATGATCCAAGGCGATTACGAGATCGTCATCATCAACTACGACGGCATAGAGCTTGTAGCCAACGAGATCAAGGCAGACGGGCGCTTCGACTTGATCATCGTGGACGAGGCGAATGCCTACAAGGGTCCGTACACGGATCGTTGGCGAGCGCTCGCCAAGATAATCACGCCAAAGACTTTCCTATGGCTGATGACAGGTACGCCTGCTGCGCAGTCTCCAGTTGATGCGTACGGGCTAGCTAAGCTGGTGAACCCTACCGGCGTGCCTAGCTTGTTGTCGGCGTGGCGAGACAGGGTCATGAATAAGCTGACCATGTACAAGTGGGTGCCGAAGCCCAACGCCAAAGCGCTTGTGCACGAAGCACTACAGCCAGCAATACGCTTCACCAAGAAGCAGTGCGTCGATCTTCCGCCGGTAGTAACCGAGACGCGCAACGTACCGATGACGGCGCAGCAGACGAAGTACTACAAGCTGCTGCGCGAGCAAATGCTCGTCATGGCCGCAGGCGAGACCATCAGCGCCGTCAATGCAGGCGTCATGATCAACAAGCTGTTGCAGATCAGCGCCGGGGCTGCGTATACCGAAAACAAGGAGGTGGTCGAGTTCGACAGCACTCCCCGCCTGAAGACGCTGATGGAGGTCATTGAAGAGACCGACCGCAAGGTGCTGGTCTTCGCCCTGTTCCGGTCCTGCATCGACACCATCGTGCGCCGTCTGGCGAAGGCGAACATCAAGGCGGATGAGATTCACGGCGGCGTCTCGGCCACGAGACGCGCGCGGATCATTGACGACTTCCAGACGCAGCCCGACGTACGGGTGCTGGTCATGCAGCCGCAGGCGACGGCGCACGGGATCACGCTCACCGCCGCCGACACGGTCGTGTTCTACGGCCCGCTGATGTCCGTCGAGCAGTACTTGCAGTGCATCGCGCGCGCCGACCGGGTCGGGCAGAACTCCGACAAGGTCTCCGTGATCCACATCCAGAGTAGCCCCATCGAGGAGAAGCTCTTCAAGAGTATGTCCTCGCAGGTAAGCGACCACTCACTTCTAGTCAGTATGTTCCAAGACGAACTGAAAGGAGAAAAAAGGGCTTCCACAACGCCCTGAGTCCCGCTACAATTGTCCAAGGTTGGACAACCGACCGCCAACAGGAGAAAACAATGACTGAGCCGCAAGGCACCGAAGAGGTGCCGCTGGACAAACTCGCCCGCGTCTACCGGCGCATCCAAGGGCGGATTCAAGAACTGACCCGGACCTACGAGACGGAGATCGCTGCGCTCAAAGAGCAGCAGGAAGCCGTCAGCGTCGTGATGAAAGATCAGTTGCTTTCGCTCGGCGTCAGGTCAGCAAACACCGCTGAAGGTACTGTCATCCTGAGTACCAAGACGCGCTACTACACCCAAGACTGGGATGCATTTAAGCAGTTCGTCGTTGAGCACGACGCAGTCGATCTGTTTGAAAAGCGTATTGCTCAGACCAACATGGCGCAGTTCCTTGCGCAAAACCCAACGCTCGTACCCCCCGGCTTAAGCAGCACCGCGGAGTTCGTCGTGTCCGTTCGTAAACCCAAGAGCTAAGAGGCTTCAAATGAACGCTGTTGTACAGTTCAATCCCGCGCAAGTTCCTGCTTTCGCTCGTCGCGGTGAGCTTTCCGAAACCGCGCTGGCGCTGGTCGGTAGCGGTGGTGGCGGTAAACGCATCTCCATCAAGTCGGGCGTCTTTCGGCTGCTCGACAACGGCAAGGAGATCGCTGCCATCGAAGAGCGGTATCTCGATGTCGTGCTGCTGAAAGCGAGCAAGGTCGGGCGCGTTTTCCACATCAAAGCGTACGACCCGAACGCCACAGAGGCCGAGCCGCCCTCTTGCTGGTCGTCGGACGGCGTGACCCCCAATTCGGATGTGGAGTCGCCGCAGGCCAAGAACTGCGCGTCGTGCCCCAAGAACGTGGCGGGTTCTGGTACGGGCAACAGCCGCGCCTGCCGCTACCAGCAGCGCGTTGCGGTGGTTCTCGCCAACGACGTTGAGGGCGATGTGATGCAGCTTGCGCTGCCGGCCACAAGCCTCTTCGGGCAGTCGCAGGGCGACAAGCGCCCGCTTCAGGAGTACGCGCGCTGGCTCGCAGCCCAGAAGATCAACCCCGAGACGGTCGTCACCCGGATGCGGTTCGACACCGACGCGGAGCACCCCAAGCTCACCTTCAAGGCCATGCGCTGGCTGGAAGAAGATGAGTACGCTACGGTCGAGCAGAAGGCGGCGTCTGACGAAGCTACCCGCGCTGTCACCATGACGGTCGCCAAGCGCGACACGGCGGCAGCGCCCGCCGAGCCGCTGCCCGGTACGCCGCCCAAAGCCAAGCAGGCCGCTGCGGCTGCACCCGTGGTGCTCGACGACGATGTGCCCGCGCCGGCACCGAAGAAAGCCAAGGCTGCTGCGCCGGCCCCAGCGCCCGCTGCCGCCAGCGATGACGACGAGCCGCCGACCGTTCGCAAGAGCGCGCCGAAAGCCCCCGAGATCGCGCCCGATGCCAAGGCGAGCCTCGCCAAGGCGCTGAACGACTGGGACGACGAGTAAGGAGCAGGGCCGCGTGGTACGCTGCGCGGCCCACCTATCATGCGCGATACGACCCTGCTGCGTCGGCCCAATGCCGACGACACTTACGCGCGCCTTGGCCCGTTGTTGCAGACGCACGGGATTCCCGTTGCCAAGCTCGCGCGGGTGGTCAAGGTAGCGCGTCAGACACTCTACAACTGGATCAAAGGAGGCAGCGTGCAAGCTCACTACAGGCCCACCGTCGAGCGCCTCATGACGGCGCTAGAGTCCGACAAGAATTCGACCACTGTCTGGGCCAACGTCATTGCCGCTTTTTCAGAAACCAAATGATATTTGTTGAGGAGTTCACGACCATCTATGCACGCTAACCATGCGGCCTATGGAGCTAATGGCGGATGTGCTTCCGCCAGCCGGAAACGGCTTGTACTGCGTGGCGGCAATAACCGGCCCTAAAAAGCTGCACTACTTTGCCGACGATCTAAGTGATGTCAAAGGTAAGATAAAGGAGTGGTTGGGAAAAAGATACAACGTCTACTTTGCGCTGGCGACGTTTGACCCCGTTGTCCTGACGCTGACCAAGGCGCGCCGCACGGCGCAAAACGCCCGGATGATGCGGGCGCTGTTCATTGACATGGACGGCTACGAGACGAAGGCCAAGGCCGGCGCGGCGCTTTTCGAGTTCCTGAGCAAGACCGGGTTGGACGCTTTCGGCACGCCGCACATCGTTTCGTCAGGCGGTGGGCTGCACTGCTATTGGCCTCTGACGGAGGCGGTGGACATCCCCACATGGCGTCCGGTAGCCGAGAACCTCAAGCGGTTGTGCGCTCAAGAAAAGCTGGTGATCGACAACACCGTCACCGCTGACGCTGCGCGCATTCTGCGCGTGCCGGGCACGCTGAACTTCAAGCCGGTGTACCCGACACCGCGCGAGGTCAAGCTGCTCCAGCAGGGCACGGGGGCCGTCGATCTGAAGAAGTTCAGCGCCGTCATACGCGGGCTGCTCAAGGACGAGTTCGCTCCACCGAGCAACAGTTTCGCCCCCGACGCGCTCGCGCTGGCGGGCGCACCGCCCCGTGCCCAGAGCCGCCGCCAGACCAATGTGCTGGACGCCATGCTCGGCAACCGCGCTTCGCGGTTCGAAACGATCTGGCTGAAAACGGAACGGGGCGAGGGTTGTGCCCAGTTGCAGTACTACGCGGATCATGCGCAGCAAGACGGCATGGAGCCGCTGTGGCGGGCCACGCTGTCGTGGGCCAAGCACTGCACCGACAGCGAAGAAGCGGCGGTCAAGCTTTCGCAGCTTCACCCCTACGACGAGGCGCGGATGCGCCAGAAGCTCGCCGAGATCAAAGGCCCGTACGCGTGCGCCAAGCTCGACAGCGAGAACCCCGGCGTATGCCCAAGCTGCCCGCATTGGGGCAAGATCACCAACCCGCTGGCGCTGGGCCGGGAGGTGCTGACGCACACCGATGAGCGCCAGATCATCGTTCCAACCAACACGCTGCGCGGCGACAAGGATGACGCCGCTGTCGAGGACGACGAGCCGGAAGCCGAAGACGACAACCCGGACATCCTTCAGACGCGCAAGGTAACGATCCCCCCGCCTCCCAAGGGATTTTCCTACGGCAAGCACGGCGGCGTGTACGTCGAACTGCGCGAGACAGACCCGAGCGGCGTGACCATCAAGACGCAGGTAGAGGTGCTTGCGCACGATCTGTTTGTTGTCGATATGCTGCGCATGGAAGATGGTGAGCACCGTGTGCACCTGATGGCAATCAAGCCCGCTGCTACACCGGGCGGAGCGCCTGAGCACATATCGGTCATCATGCCTAGCAAGGCGGTGGTGGCTAAAGACGATCTGCTGAAGAGTCTGGCATCGAACAACATCTACGCGTCGAATGGCGCTGTGATGGACGCGCATCTGTTCAACTACGTACGAGGCTGCGTTAACGACGCAGCGCGCATGAAGCGTGCGGTTTCGGTGCCCGTGCAGTTTGGCTGGCAGAAGGACCGAAGCTTCGTCTATAACAACCGGGTGTTCCGGGCTGACGGCACCGAGGTCATCGTCCCCATGCCGGGGCTGGAGAACCTGAACCGCGCGACGACCGGCAAAGGCACCATCGAAGACTGGCGCAGACCGTGGGAGATGCTGATCGAGCGCGAGTTGTACGCGCTCGTCACGATGTGCCTAGACTCCTTCGGCTCGACGTTGATGCACTTCAGCAACTACGAGGGCTTCGTCTGGCATATCGGCTCCACCGCCTCGGGCACGGGCAAGTCGCTCACGCTGTCGCTCAAGGCCGGCGTCTGGGGCCACCCCATACGCTACCGCACCAGCAGCAACACCAGCCCGGTCGCCATGCAGCAGCGCGCGGGGCTGCTCAACAGTCTTCCCTTGCTTGTGGACGAGGTGACATCCAAGGCGCGGCACGATGTCGAGTGGGCTCCAGCATTCATCTTTGATTTCGCAGAAGGGCAAGGCAAGGAGCGCATGGAGGCAAGCTCCAACAAGGAGCGGCTGAACAACACGACATGGGCTTCAACGTGCACGATGACTTCCAACGTGCATATGTCCGACCTGCTTGTTGGCAGTCGCAAACACTCGTCGCAAGGCGAGATGATGCGGATGCTGGAGATCACGCCAACCAAAGAACTGCAATTCAGCGACGAAGAGCGCGGAATACTTATGCTGCTGCGTCACAACTACGGCGTGGCTGGCGAAGCGTGGGTTCGCTGGTGCGTGCAGAACTACGGCACTGTGCGCGAGGTGTGGAATACGGTGCACCAGCGGCTGCGAACGGAACTGAATTTCAGCGACGAAGAGCGCTACTGGCACGCCGCCTGCACAAACGTCGTTGCCGCTGCTATTTTGCTGGGTCCGCACTACACCGATCTGCTGACGGTGCCGGTCAAGCAGGTTGTCGCGACGTTGAAGGAGTGGGTCAAGCGCGGGCGCGGGCTGTACAAGGCGGCTGTTCGCAGCGCCGAGGACATCCTTAACGCCTACATCCGCGAGCACCACGGGCAGTTTGTTGTGCTGCGGCGTGAGGCAGACGGCACGCTGCTGACGGACCTTGGCGTCGATCTAGCCAGCAAGACCTCAACGCGCTCGGTCATCATGGGGCGTGTTGAGCACGGCACGCTCAATTCGAACTATGTGGAGTTCTACGTAGAAGAGGCGCTGCTTCGCCGCCACTGCGCGGCGATGAGCTTCGGCTACGCGGACCTACGCAATGGGATGATCGGGTTACAGTCGGAGGGGTTCTCCGTACGGTTCAGCGTGAAGAAGGATATGCTGGCGCGAACGGAAGGTCCGAGTATGCGCGTGCTGACGATGCACCTGTCTGTGCCGAAAGACAAGCTAGATGCGCAAGCCAATACCATCAATGTTGAAGGAGCTTAAGGTCGGCGAGAGCGTCTTCGTGCCGTGTCTGGACACGGCGGGCGTGCGCGAGTACGGCTTGAAGCTGGTGCTACCGCTGCGCTACAGCCTGAAGGCATCCCCGGCGATCTGCCGGGGATGCCTCGGTGTCCTCTTTACTCGGTCGAGGTGACGAGCTTGCGCAGCGTCGTCGCCATCTGGCGCTCGATGCGCTCGATGCTTTCGATCTGCTGACGCTTCTGCTCGCCGCTGAGCGTCTTCATCACGGCGATGTCGCGCTTCATCTGGGCAAGCTCGCCCATCTGCTGCTCGAAACTGCCGCCGGTTGAGGCCATCGCAAGCTGGGACGCGAAGTCCTTGGAGAACTGCTGCGCCTCTTCCATGCGCCCCTGTGCCACAAGCTGGTCGTAGGTGGCCGTAGCGCGCTTGATGCGCTTCAGATCGTCGTAGGCAGCGTTGATGACGCCTCGGCCGTTCTCGGGCTGAATGAGCGTGCCCAGCACGGGCGTGCGGGCCAGCGGCATATCCGGGCGCTCCCCGGTGTCCGGTCCCAGCGGACGCAGCAGCGGGTTGATCAGCGACATGACCGCGATACCTATCGACCCGGTGTAGCCCCGCACAACGTGCTCCAGCATGACGGGAGAGACGTTGAAGGTGCTGCCCATGAGCTTGGCAAGCTCGGTGGTGCCTGTGCGGAAGCGCTCGGCCGGCTCAAGCCGCTGCTCGCGCGAGGACTCGATGGGCTGGTCGGTGAAGAAGCTGTAGTTGGTCGCCAGTTCGATGGGTGGCTGGATGGCTGCGGGCAGCGACAGCGGGCTGGTCATGTAGAGTTGCTTGGCGATGGCGCGCATCGCCTCGCTGGCTTTCAGGTCCGTCGTGCCGACATTGACCAGCGCCTCGGGGATGGCCTTGAAGAGCAGGCCGAATTCGAACGGAATCGGGAACCGGATCGAGCCCCCACCGCCGGGCAGCGGGATGAACCAGTTCATGGCGCGCTCTTCAGGCGTGGCGTTCTTGTAAGACTCGTCGTCTTGCATCAACAGCGTGTAGAGCAGCGTCATGCCGGCCAGCAGCATCCCGCGCTGCCACAGCATTGTGCTGGCTTTCATCTTCTGCTCGTAGGGCATCTTGCCCATCGCGGCACGATAGGCGGCGTCCAGCCCCTGAACCTGCGAGTGGAAGAAGGGAATCATCGTGGACAGCCAGAGCATACTGGCAGACGTTCCGCGACGAGCGAAGTTCATCGACTCCAGCGAAGCCAGCAGCGCTTCGGTGTGCGTCATGCCTCGCCTGCGGAAGCTGTCATAGACAGCCGTGCGGGTCTGCGCGTCAGCACGCAACGCGTACTCATCGAGCTTGCCCATGAGGCCGTTGATGCCCTTGCCGCCCGACTGGATGTCGCGCAGGATGCGCGAGAGGTCTTCAAGGTCGTTGGTGTAGACGTTGCTGCTGATGACGCCCGCACGCTGAAGAACGTCCTCAGAGGCCGAGGGTTTCGTGAAGATGTTGCGCAGCCCGCCCATCGCGACCATGAGCGGGTTGATGTCGCCGCCCGTGGTCATCCACGCGTGCATCGGTTCGCGGATCAGTTGGCGCAGGATGTAGACCGGCGAGCGTGTGATGAACTTGCGCAGGATGCTGGCCGGCTGGCCGAGCACGGTCTTAGCCAGCGCCGGCATGGCCGTCTTGACGCCTTGCAGCCCCTCCATCAGCAGATCGGCGGGGATGTCGTCTGGCAGCAGCTTGGCGTTGATCACCAGCGAACGGTCCTGCCCCTTGTACTTGAAGTGGATCACCCCACCCGACGCCCAGCGGTCGGGATCGGCGCTGGCTTCGCCCTCGGCCGCGTCTTTGACGATCATGCGCGTGCCTTTGCCGTACGGGATGTTCTTGTTGGAGAGCACGCCATAGCCCAGATCAGCCAGCATGAACCCGACATCTTTAGCCTGCATGTTGCGCAGTGCCGTGCGCATGATCATCGCAGTGTTCTGCGTCATGCTGGAGAAGATCGGCAGGATGCGGGTATTGTCGCCAACCAGTTCGCGCAGATAGGGCTGATCGACAATGTTGCCGATTGTGATAGGCCGCGAAGCGCCCGTCTCAAGATTCACCACCTCGCCGTCGATGCGGTAGTAGGGCACGAAATCGCCCTGCTTGAGTTCCGTGGCTTTCTCGGAGTCGATGAAGCCCGAGGCTTCTAGCGCATCGATCAGATTGTTGTTGTACTCCCGATAGAGCGCGCGAGCCTCTTCGAACACCGCTTTGTTCTTGGGATCACGCTCGACAAGCTCTTTGATCTGCGCAGCCGATTCAGCGGTGAGCAGCGGTTTGCCGTCTTTATCTTTGCCGAAGTTCATCTTCTCGTAGCCAATACCGGGGCGCTCAGCCCGCAGCACGGCCAGATAGCTGGTGAACAACTGCTCAGTAAACTCTTGGTTTCCGAAGTTCGCTTTGCTCAGCACCTTGGAAATCTTTACAGCGTTAGCCCCGTCATCGGCCTCAAAGTAACGCTCTCCTTTAGCGCCCGTCTTGAGCTTGGGAACGCCCCGCGTAAGCGCAGTGGTGGTGTACTGATTGGCTTGTGCGTGCAGACGCATGTTGATGCGCAACTGAAATGCTTGCGCCTCGGTCAAGTCCCCCGATTTGACACCGCGCTCCATCAGCGCTTCCACGGGAGCCCAGCTATCGACAAGGCGCGTGCGCAGTGACAGCCCGGATGCAAACGCTTTGATCTTCTCGCCGACCGTTGCCTGCCGCCCCACAAGCTGGCCTACGAGCGACACAACGCCTTTATCCACGTTGGAGTTGGCGACAGGGCGGCTGACTTGGTATCGAATGTCCGGGTCGGTCGGGTCGAACGTGCCGATGTTGCCGGTGGCGGACTTGATCTGGGTGGGGCGGAAGGCAATGATTTCTAAGACACGGCCCGACGCTTTGTAGATGATGCCGTCGTACCCAGCGCGCTTGATCGCGTTGATCTCGCTTTGCTTCGGGTACGCAATCCCGACGGAGAAGTAGTCATCCGCGTTTGCGTCGGTGACGATCAGCGGCCGAGAAATAGCCAAGTACACCGGCATGACGTTCGGCCGTCGGTTGCGCTCCCCTCTGCGAGCCGGCATATTTTCGGCCACCCAGCCGGATATGCTCGGGTCTGGGGAGAAGGACGCCCACTTATCGTCGCGGAACGTAGAGAAGTCTTCGCCCGTCCCGTGATACACTACCAGCGGCTCGCCGTTCGCATCGACTATCTTGCTGTCGCCGAACCACCGTTTGAACGCTGCCTCTTTCTGGGCACGCGTTTGCGGAGCCCTGAACAGGGCGTCTGCGGCCATAGCAGTGGCGTCGAGCATCGTCTTGGGAGCCTTGACGCCCATGATGCGCAGCAGGATGGACTTGAACTTCTCCCAGAAGTTGCTGACTTGCCACGGCTTGTTGGCTAGCGCCCCCTGCACAGGCACGCTGGAGAGCGACTCCGCGAGGAACTCGCTCAGACTTTCCCGCGCCTCGGGGGTCAGGGGGATGCGCTTGTCGGCCTTGGCTGCGGCCCACAGCCTGTTCAGTTCATCGATGGCCTCACGCTGCTGCTCGGTAAGCTGGTCTCTCGGTATGCGCAGCACAAGCTCGGTGCCGGCATGGACGCCTTCGTGGATCAGCGTCTCGACATTCAGCCCTCCATCGGCGTCGAGGTAGATACGCAGGCCATTGACACTGGCCCCGCCCAGCACAGGCTTGCCTTCGGGCGTGCGCAGGTTCTTGACGATGGAGACTTGGGTGTTGCCCAGAAGCTGTGACAGACGCGCAGCCACCGACGCCTGCATGGTGCCCATCGAGCGCTCGATGATGCTGTCCAGCGCGCCGATGATGTCGTTGTCGCGCAGTGCCTTGACCTCGCGCTCGTTGAGCGCGTCCGCAGTTGCGGGCAGCGCACGAGTACGCTGGAACAGCTTGTCGAGCCCAAACCCAAGAACAAGCTGCTTTTCTGTCAACGTATCAGGAGCCCTACCGCCTTCCGCTTCTGTGGTGTTTTTGATCAGCACATCCTGCGCAGCTTCGGCAATGTCGGCAGCAACGGCAGCACCACCGCTCATCTCGGTGCCGCTTTCAGCTTCTTGCGCCGTTTTAACATCCCGTGCGATGCCCGCCGCTTTTTGTTTCAGCGAAGTTTCTACGGTTTTGGGTTCAGTAGCAACCAGCTTTTCAAACAAACGGTCGAGCAGTTCGCGAAAAGCTGCTCGATACAAATCGGCGTTCTCCGTACCTTTGAAGTACTGACTAACGCGTCCTAGCAGAATACTGTTTGCGCGGGCATCGCCGAAAGCCGCCGCGTCAATCTCGGCATCGCGCAACCATGTGCCGATCATCCGCGTATCAAGCGTAGCTACACCGGGCTGCGCCGCATTCATTTGACGCGCAGAATCTTGGAGCAGCTTGCGGTCTTTCGCGGTCAACTGCTTCAGTACTGTCTCGTCTTGAGATACCTGCTGCGGCGCAGTAGGCTGATCCGGTATTGCACGGCCCCACGCAACGCCTGTTTGTTCTCGCTCAGCCGCGTTTTTGCCGAAGACGCTGTCGGTGAGTTCGTTGAACTTCTTAAGCTCGGCTTGCGAAAACCCGCGATTGATGACGACAACATCTTGCCGCTCCATCAGTTTAGGGTAGCTGCGCCCTTGCGCGGTAGAGCGCTCTTCTGCGCCTGTGCCCAGTTTGAACTTCGACAAAGCAATAAGCTGTCGAGTCAGCGGAGTGCTGACGCGGCGCTTAGTCTGCGTAGCGGCAATACGATCTACAATAGTAGAAACAACGAAAGCCGCTTCAACAAGTTTCCCTTGTTGCGACTGAACAAACTCAGCTTCGCGTGCAGCCGCCTGCTCTCGCTGGGAAGCGTACTTCTCCGCCCGTGTTGGGATGCGCGTGCGCTCGATGCCCCTAGAACGCGACTGCTCTGTGAGCAGCGCTACCTGTGCGTAGGTCAATTGACGCGCAATATCGTCGTGCTCTTGCGCAAATTTAGCTTCGATGTCGCCTATCTTAGTGTCGAGCGCAGCTAAATCTTTTTGGAGCTTGTCGTTTACTTTTTTGAGCAACTGCTCACGAGTACGCTTGCCTTTTTCGAAGGCCGCAAGCTCGCGCTTGTCATTTGCCGCCAAAGCAAGTTCGCGGTCCGAACGCGGACGAACGAGGTCTTCTTCAATTTGCTTCTTCTTTGCCAGCAGTCCGTCGCGTTGAATGTTCAGTTTGGCGGTCTTCTGCTCAAGCTTCTGTGTGAGTTTTTCGATCTTTGCCTGCAAAGCGGCAAGCTTGTTGATAACGGCAACGCTCTTCTTTTCTACGCTAGTTAGAATGCCGTCGATCACTTTTTTCGCTTTTTCTTGCGCTTGGGTGTGCTCATTTTTCGCCGCCGCGTCCCGAACCGGGTCGCCCGTCTTACGGGGCGGGAGCGAGTACAGGATGTCTTCCGCCGCGTCGTAGTCCTTCTGTTGCTTTTCAGTAAAGTTGTAGGTGAAGCTGATCAGTGTGCGCGGCACGGCGGTGCCGGCAGGCGTCATCATGTCACCGTACATGGCCTGAAGCAGGCGCTCTTCTTGCTCACGAGCTTCCTTGCCGTAGCGCTGCGCCAGTCGTTGCTTAGCCGCAGGAGACTGCGCACCGTGGATGAGCGCGCGCAGCACGCCGTTTTCCGCAACCAGCAGCACTTCGGCTTGAGCGTCGAGAAGCTCCTGATCCATGATCAGCAGCCCTTTGCCGTAACGACGCGACAGTCGGGGCGTACCGTCTTTGGTTTCCGCGCCCATGAGCGCTGCGGTCGTTTTGGCAATATTGGCACGAACAGCGCCAATAGCTTCACGAAGCTCGCTTTTTTTCTCTTCGTACATCGTAGACACGGCGGCTCTGGCTCTGTTGAGCGTGGCCAACGAATCGCGCTGCTTGTCTACTTCTTCAGACAGCCGCAGCATCTCGGCTTCTTCTTCGCCGGTAAGCCCTTGTTTGAGCGACACAGCCATCAGCCGCGCTTCGTTAGCCTCTTTGAGCGCTGTCTGGGTAGCTGTGAGTTTTTGCTGAGCTTTAACAAGCGGATGATTGAGACTAGCCACCCACGTAGCGATCTCGTTCAGTTCTTTGGTCGCCTTCTTAGAGCGAGCACCGAACACAGTAACCGCGTTACTCAGCGCTTGGGTAAGCTCCGACTGCGCTTTGTCTAGTGCGGGCGTATCGACGCCGACGTTCCCGATGAGCGCGCGAAAATCGCTCAGCTTTTCTTGCAGACGGTGTAGAGCCGCTATGCGGTTCTGTGCTGCCGCAGGCCCAACAGCAGCGCGCTTGGGCGCAGCGGCGAAGTCTTTAAGCAAGCTATCGATACGGCGTGTGATAGCCGTGCTCATCAAGTCAACGGTCGTTTTGGCCCTGAAAGAAACGTCAGCAAGTTCTTTGTTGAGAGCTTCGATCTTAGGAGCGTATTGCGCGTTGATGCTGTTAAGTAGTCGATTGACGCCCTTAACCGCGCTGCTCCATTTCGCCAACGCGTCGTTGTATGCAGCCTCTGTTTGCGCTTTTTCGGCCTCTCTGGCCGGGATAAGCGCGCGCAAAGTTTCTTGCAGCTTGCCAAGTTCTTCGTTGAGCGGCTTGAGCTTTTCCTCAAGCTCCGCGTTCAGCTTGGTTGCGGCTTCCAGAGATGCGGCGTCTTGCTTCTCCGTGCTTATCGTGGCCGCTGTCTCCGTCGCAGGCGTTTCGGCAGGCGGCAGGGGCTTCTCAGCGCCCAGCGGACGACGCACGACAGGCGGCTTGCCCGCTTCGCGGGCACCCACTTCCTTGACCACCACGATGCGCCGCGTCAGGTTGGCGCTTAGCTCTTTGATGAGTTCTGTATTGCGCTCCTTCAGGCTCTGCGCCAGAAGATCGCGGTACTCATCGTCAACGGCAACATCGTTGAGCAGTTCACGCACTCGCTCCGGATTGACCGACGCCGTGTAGACACGCTCTTCAGGTTCCCCCGGTGCGCGGGGGGCTTTCGTCATCGTGTCGCGGATACGCTTGTTGAGAACTTCCTCCAGCGCGCCTGTCACACGGAACAGCGTGTCGTTGTCGATTGCCGCCGCTTCTTTAGGGCTTGCTACTGCCTGACTCAGCAGCTTGCGCACCAGCGTAACGTATGTGGGCGCAGCCACCGACTGGCGTGCAGCGATGTTCTTTGCCTGCTGAATTGTGGGCTTGCCGGCGGCAACGGCTTCTTGCCACTCGCGCTGCGAGGCCGTGTCGAGTTGCTTCCACGGTACGGAGACATCTTTGCCGCG